TAACCTTGTAGACATCAAGCCGATTGCCGAAGGTTTGAACATGGCTTATCAAGCTATGGAACAAGTTAAGGGTCAAATCTACGAGATCATGGGTATTGCTGATATTCAGCGTGGTCAGACAGATCCTAACGAAACCCTTGGTGCTCAGATCATTAAGTCAAATAACGCTTCAGGGCGTTTAAAGACTATGCAACACGATGTAGTGAACTTTGCTACCGCCTTGTTACAGATCAAAGCACAGATTATTTGCCAGCACTTTACCGATGACACTATCGTTAAGATTAGCGGTGCAATGCAGTTATCGCCACAAGACCAGCAACTTATCCCACAAGCCCTTGCACTCCTAAAAGACGAGCCAGCTAAGAACTTCCGTATTGAAGTGACTAGCGATTCTATGATTTATCAGGATGAGCAACAGGAAAAGCAAGATCGCATGGAATTCCTGCAAGCTATGGGTGGATTTTTACAGCAAGCTATTCCTGCCGCACAAGCTACCCCTGAACTTACTCCAATGCTGATTGAAATGCTCAAGTTTGGCGTAACAGCGTTTAAGGCTGGTAAAGGTTTAGAGGGATTGATAGACGAAACCGCAGATAAGTTCCGTCAACAAGCCGCCCAAGCTGAAGGTCAGCCAAAGCCGCCATCACCTGAAATGCAGAAGATGCAATTAGAAATGCAGATGGATCAGGCTAAGATGCAAGCCCAATCACAGGCTAAACAGGCTGAAATGCAAGCACAGATGCAGATGGAACAACAAAAGATGCAGATGCAGATGGAACTTGAGAAGGCTAAACAAGAATACCAAGCCCAAGAGAACCAGCTTAAATTCCAACTAGAAGAACAACGCAATATGATGGATCGGGAAATGGAAGTCAAAGTTGCCCAAATGAAGATGATGACTGAACGCAATACTCAGGTCTTATTGGCTCACATCAATAACGGGGCAAAGATTGAGGTTGCAAGGATTGGTTCAGATGATTCCGATGGTGCAATGGCCTACGCTAACGAGCAGGATATGGCACAAGCTATGCAAAACCCAATGGAAACCGTTGCCAACGCAATTAACAACAACAGCAACCAAATGGCTATGATGCTTGGCGAAATGATGAATAAGCTAAACCAACCCAAAACAGTAATTCGTGGCCCTGACGGTAAAATACAAGGCGTTCAATAATGGCTATAACCGTAAAGCATAGTAAGGTTTCAACAATACCTGATGATGCAGATACCAGTTTAGTACGCCCTAGTGATTGGAACGCTGACCACGCTTTAACAGGTGTAATTGATGTAGCTAATGGTGGAACTGGTGCATCAACCCTAACTGGTTATGTAAAGGGTAACGGCACAAGTGCTATGACGGCTGTTGCAACCGTACCAAGCACAGACATTACTGGTCTTGGCACAATGTCTACGCAAAACGCCAATGCAGTAGCCATCACAGGCGGCACAATCAATGGCACTACTATAGGTGCTACTACCCCAGCCGCAGGTACATTTACTACCCTAACAAGTTCAGGTACAGCAACATTAGCTAATGGTTCTACTACTTATGTAACTGTTACAGGTGATGCTAGTTACCCAATGATAAAAGCTACTGGTGGCACAAATACACCATTAGTTTTATCGCCATTAGGTACAGGTGCTTTACAAGCCCAAAAGACAGATTCTACTGCTACAGGTGGTAATGCTAGGGGTGCTAATGCTGTTGATTGGCAGACTACAAGGTCATCAGCTTCACAAGTAGCTAGTGGTGCAAACTCTGTAGTTGTTGGCGGCAGAAGAAATACGGCAAGCTCTCAAGATGCTTTTGTTGGCGGTGGATACACAAACTCCGTTACCACAGGCTCACAATCAGCCATTGTTAGTGGCTCAAATAATACCAATTCTGCTAATAATGCTGGATTTTTAGGTGCTGGTGCTTCAAATACAGTTAGCGGTGATTATTCATCTATTGTTGGTGGGTATTCAAACACTACTGCTGGCACATACAATTTTATTGGGGGTGGTTATTCAAACGCTGGTACAGCATCAGCCGCAGTAACAACTCAATCAGGCACTATGAACGGCACTACAGCCGTTACTTTAAGTGGTTCAAACGCATCAATAAAAGTCGGTCAATTAGTTACTGGTACAAGTATTACTTATTTTCCTAGCACTTATGTAGCCGCCATATCAGGAACAAGCCTTACCCTTTCCCAAGTAGCATCAGGTTCATCTACAAGCACTCTATCTTTCTTTACTCCTCATGGAGTAGTAGTAGGCGGTGGTAATAACCAAGCTACAGGTAGTTATTCATTTATTGGTGGTGGTGGTGATGCTGGTACAAGTAGTAACCGAAATGTGGCGAGTGGGGATTGGAGCTTTGTTGGTGGTGGACAGAAAAATACTGCATCAGGACTTCAGTCTTCTGTTATTGGTGGATATAACAATACTGCATCAAATACTGGTTCATTTGTAGGCGGTGGGTATAGTAATAATGCTTCAGGAAACGGTGCTGGAATATTAGCAGGTATAAGTCATACCAATAATGGCGGTTATTCTGCTATAGTTTCAGGTGCTTATGGAACGACTAGAGGATTAAGTGCTTATTCTGTATTTTCTTCTTCTGCTTCAATAGCACAAGTTGCTGGGGTATCACAAGCTGGTATTACTGTTTTAGGAAGACAAACTACAGATGCAACACCAACAGTATTATGTATTGATATTGCCGCACCATCAAACTATAACCAAGTAATATTACCTAACAACTCTGCTTATTACTTTAGAGGTGAAGTAGTTTCAGGAGTAACTGGTGGTGGAGATACTAAAGGCTGGACTATCGAAGGTGTAATCAAGCGAGGTGCTGGAGTAGGAACTACAGCTTTAGTTGGGACACCTACAGTAACTTCCCTATATGCTGATGCTGGTGCGGCAACATGGGCATTAGCAGTAGCGGCAGACACTACTAATGGTGGTTTAAAAGTAACTTTTACAGGGCAAGCAAGCACAACTATTCGTACAGTTTGCCAAATCCGTACAACAGAAATGACTTACTAAGGAGCAATCATGGCACTAAAACTTAACTTAGCATCAACTCAATTCGGTGTACCTGCACCACAAGCCTACGCACGAATCACTAACTTCTTTGGTACAAAAGACCAAATCCAAGTGCAAGTAGCTATTTACTACAACGAAGAAGCAAGACATGGCAACATGGCTACAGTTAAAGAAAATGCTCATTACATTGCTATTGAGGACTTAGAAGGTGATTTAATCCCTGCAATCTATGGAGTATTAAAGACCTTTACTGATTACGAAGGTGCAGTAGACGCATAATGTTTCAAACTGCGTTTCAAGCCGATGCGTTTCAAAATAACGCATTTCAAGTATTTGTTCCGCTTGGTGGGGATGATGGCGGCAGTTGGACACCTGAAGAACTAAAGCGGATTCAAAAGCTACAGCAAAAGATTGGTGAACGCCAACGCAGGATAGAGCAGGCCACCAAAAATGCTAATGCTTCTCGCAAGCAAGCATTTAAGGACTTAATTGATCCTGTTGCAAAAGTTAAGCAATCTAAAGTACAATCAAAACAAGAGGTTAAAGCTGATATACCGTCAGTCGATACACAAGAATTACAGCGGTCTATAAGCTACCTTGAAAGACAACGGGATAACATCCTTGCGGCAGTAGCTTACAGACAAGAAGTTGCCAATATTCAGGTAAAACTTCAAATGCTAGAAGCCCAACGCCTAGAGGAAATAGACGATGAGGCGGCACTATTACTACTTCTACATTAAACGCTGACAATCAATACAAATTAGCTTACGAACACCTACACGCTGGCAGATATGAAGCTGGCTTTAGGGGATTTGAATACCGCTGGCATCCTGACATTATTGCTCAGCAAGCCGTTCCCTACGCACCTGCTTTAAAAATGCCCGTATGGAGAGGTGAACCCTTATTAGGGAAAACCATAACAGTACAGATGGAGCAAGGATTTGGTGACATTATTATGTTTGCCCGATTCTTACCAGCTTTAAAGGCTTTAGGAGCATCTAGGGTTGTTGTTTTGCAAGAAAGCACCCTTCATCACTTGTTAGGTCAAATCCACGCTGTAGATGTATTTAGCAACGATTTAGGAAACGGTACTGCACAAGAATCTGATTATTGGATTGGCTCAATGTCGCTACCGTATTACATTTCGTTACAGCATCCCATCGTAAAGTCAATGTTTCCTGTAACACGCAAGAAAATTGTAGGATCAGAAGGCTATTTACACGCCATTCCTAGCAATATTCCACCTAAAATCGGGGTAAATTGGGAAGCATCTAAGCAAACCTTGTACTACATTAAGTCTATTGCCCATGAACACATGGCTGAACTGGTCGGGGATGACGCATATTCGCTAAATCCTAATTCTGATGGGCTATTTCACCCACTTCCTGATGATGGATGGAAGAAAAACTGGGTACAAACCGCATCCCACATGAAAGCAATGAAGGGAATTGTGACTGTAGATACGGGAACTGCACATTTGGCTGGGGCTTTGGGCGTTAAATGTGTAGTTTTGCTTCCTAAAGAGGAATTTGTATGCTGGCGGTGGAAAAATGCCCGTTGGTATGACAGTATTTGCCTACTTAGACCAAATGAATATGACCAACTACCTGACATCATAAGGAGAATGTAATGGCTTTAGTCAAAGTCACAGTTAAATGCCCACATTGCAAGGTTGACCATGAAGAATATGATGCAACGCAATATGATGACAAAGAAAAGTACCTTGCTTATTGGAATATTCCGTTTGAAAGCCCTGAAGCTGAAGAAGCGTGGCAAGCTAAGTTAAACATGACCCCAAAAGAAGCCCCGATGGTTATGCCTGATATTGAAGGCCATATAAGCATGGCTGACGGTACATGGGTTTCTAGCCGTTCTAAGCATCGTGAAAACCTTAAGCGTAATAACTGCATTGAATTAGGTAATGATGTGCCAACCCAGCAAAAAGTGCATGAATTTTCAAGAAAAGAACAGCAAGAACGCAAACGGCAAATAGCTGAGATTGCATACTCCAAACTTAACTACAGATAGGATTAACTATGTCAGAAGATCGCAGAGAAGCACTAGAAGCCGCATTAGATCAAGCCGAAGAAGGTACTTTAGAAGCCCCAGTTGAAAAGGAGATAGAAGTAAATGACGATCCAATCCAAACCGAAAACACCAGCGAAGAAGGTAGCGAAGAAAGTAGCAACCGTGACGAAAAAGGTCGTTTCAAGGGTAAGTCCGAAGAAGCCAGTAGCACAGACGATCAAGAGCACGAACTGGTTGCAGAATCTACTGACGCTGATGAAGAAGAAATAAAACGCCCTACTACTTGGAAGAAGGAATACAGGGATGTTTGGGACAAGATGCAGGAAGGCAAGCCGCTAGATAAAGCGGAATTTGCTAAGTTTGCTGAATATGCCAACCAGCGTGAAGCTGAATACAAGCGTGGCGTATCTGCTTACAAAGCTGAAGCTGACCACGCCAAGCAGATAACAGATGCTATTAACCCGTTTATTCCTGAACTCCAAAAGCATGGTATTTCACCATCTGCTTGGATTAATAACTTAGGTAGAGCACACTACACTTTAGCCAACGGATCTTACGAACAGAAGTTAAATGCCTTTAATAGACTTGCACAAGATTATGGAATACAATTAAATCAAGATGCACTTCAGATGCCTGAACAGGCGTATGTTGATCCGTATCAGCAACAGTTAATGCAACAACTTCAAGCTACCCAGCAACAAGTTCAGCAACTGTCAGCAATACGGGAGCAAGAGGAAAATGCTCGATTGAGTAATGAAATCAGTCGAGTTAGTAGTGACAAAGAGCGGTTTCCGCACTTTGAAATGGTACGGGAAGATATGGCTCAATTACTTGAGCGAGGTTTAGCCCCAAACCTAGAAACGGCTTATGCCAAAGCGGTGCGTATGAATGACGAAGCGTACAAACTGGAACAGGACAAACTCCTGCGTTCAGCAAATACCCAAGCGTCAAAGGCACAGCAAGTAGCAAAAGCTAAAGCAACTGCTGTTAGTCCACGATCCGTTACTCCTAGCGGTCAAGTGAAAAACTCAGATGCAAAGGATAGACGATCCTTATTATTGGCTTCTTTAGCCGATGCAGAGGGTGGTCGGGTTTAACTTAACTAAATAAAGGAAATATCATGGCATTTGCTAACTCAGCAATCACCGATATTATCGCTACCACCATTCAAAGCCGTAGCGGAGTATTGGCAGATAACTTGACACAAAACAATGCAATTCTTCAGCGATTGAGTTCTAAAGGTAATGTTCGGCCCTTCAGCGGCGGAAATGTCATACTTGAGGAGATCATGTACAACGATCCAAATACTAACAATGCTAACTCTTATAGTGGCTACGAAGTTTTGGACATCACCCCTGATAGCCCAATCTCTGCGGCTCAGTTCAGCATTACGCAGTACGCTGATTCTGTGACAATGAGTGGTCTAGAAATGTTGCAAAACAGTTCCAAGGAACAGATTATTGACCTTTTAGATGGTCGTATGCAAGTTTCTGAAGCCCGTTTGCTAAACCGTATCTCTACTGACATCTATGGTGACGGTACTGGTAACGGTGGTAAAAACATTACAGGTTTGGCGGCCGCAGTTCCAGTTTCTAATACAACTGGCACATACGGTGGAATTAACCGTGCTAACTGGGCGTTTTGGCAAAACCAATCGTCTACTGGTGCTGATTCTGCCGCATTGATCGCCGCCGCAATGACTACTGCCGCTATCAAATCTGTTCGTGGTACTGATAAGGTTGACCTTATTGTTGCTGGTAACACTTTGTACACCCGTTATGTAGGTTCTTTGCAAGCAATTCAGCGTATTGCTGGTGTAGAAGAAGGTGCGGCAGGTTTTGCTTCACTCAAGTTCTACGGTGGTGGTATGTCTGCTGATGTGGTATTAGGTGGTGGTATTGGTGCTCAAGAAACAGCTACATATATGTATCTCTTGAATACTAATTACATCTTCTTCCGCCCACACAAAGAGCGTAATTTCGTTCCTATCGGTGGTGAGCGTCAATCCATCAATCAGGATGCCATCGTGAAGCTGTATGGTTGGGCTGGTAATTTAACTTGCTCAAATGCTTCATTACAAGGCATCTTGACAGGTACTTAATCACATATCCATAGAAAAGGAAAATTATCATGGCATATACCGTTCTCCCTATCGCTGGCGTAGATTTGAATAATGTGGCTAACACAAATACAAATTCTGCTGGCACAGCAATCTCAACCTTTGGCCCACTTGGTGCTGAAACATTTGGAAATACAGGTTTCCGTTATGTTTTCGCCCAAGCAGGTGCGGCAATTGGTGCATCGACAGCAACTTGCACAATTAACGCATCAACTTTTCAAGCAACACCTTCTGCTGGTACTTACTTGTCAGGTGCTTCAATGGCATCAGGCGATTATGGCTGGTTTAGCAAGGCTTCTGTTTGATTAGCTTAAAACGCTAAAATGTAGTAAAAACGAGGGGTTACCTTAACGGGTAGCCCCTTTTTACCTTTAACAACCTAATACCTTAGGAGAATTAAAAATGGCTTTACCTTCAGATCAAAACAATGCAGATTCACGATTACAAGTACGCTTTTACAAGCGATCAGTACATCAAGAACAAGAATCAATGGATGCTGGCAGACCAATCTTTAAAGATTTTGATTTTGTCCAAATTTGCGTAGCTGGTGATTCACTAACCGAAATCGACACTTATGCCCTAGCAAGTCATAGAACCCGTTTTCCTATTCAATGGGCTAATTACATGAATAGACAGGGTGCAAACGATGAGGAAGTGGTTGGAACACCTGTAACAGAATGGCCTTTAGTATCAAAAAGCCAAGCTGAAGAACTACGAGCAATGAAGTTCCAAACCGTTGAATCTATTGCAAATGCTTCAGATCAGCAATTACAGCGTATGGGAATGGCGGCAGGAATGTCCCCTTTTGCGTTCCGTGATAAAGCAAAGGCATTTTTAAATCTAGCTACCAATGCGGCAGAAACAGATAAGCGTGAGCAAGAAATTAACGCTTTAAAAGAAGAACTTGCCAAAAAGGATCTAGAAACTGCTAAAATAAAGGCAGAAACAGATGCAAAGCTGGCTCAAATGCAAGATCAAATGGCCGCTATACTTGTCGCTGTTGGTGAGAAAAAACCCCGTAAGAAAACGGTAGCCACAGAGGAAGCCTAATATGTCATCAACAATGCTTACATTAGTCCAGCAAGTCACCGCTGAACTTAACTTAGCCGTACCTACTTATGTAGCAGGAAACACTAACCAAGATGTGCAACAAATTCTTGCGTTAATGAACCGTGCAGGGTACGACTTGATTAAGGAACACGATTGGCAAGCATTGGAGTTGGAATATCGTTTCTATACAAATGCAATAACCACAACCTGTAATACTACGAGTGGTAGTTATTTATTGACTAACATTCCTAGTACGACAGGTTTGGACAGCAATTATTCCATCGTTGGCACAAGTATTCCGCAAGATACCTATGTTGATACTGTTCTTACTTCAACTAGCTTAAATACTACCCAATTAGCTTCTGCAACATCTACAGGTGGTTCAGTCACATTTAGTAGGACTATTTATCCTTTACCTGCTGACTACGAAACCATTACCGATAACACCCATTGGGACAAAACTAAACATTGGCAGATGCTTGGCCCAGTTGATGCACAGCAATGGCAATGGCTTAAATCAGGATATATTTCAACAGGCCCACGGGTGCGTTGGAGAATCTTAGGCAATAAATTTGAAATATGGCCACCCTATAACACCCAAGAATATTTGGGGTTTGAGTACCGTTCTAAGGGCTGGGTAAGAAGTGCGGCTGATGCTGTTAAAAACAGCTTTACAGTCGATACCGACACATCTGTATTAGATGACGCAATTATCGTATTGCTGACTAAACTTAAATACTTTCAAATTAAATCTTTTGATACTACTGCATTGCAACAAGATTACAGCCGTTACCTATCAATAGCTAAAGCTAACGATAAGGGTTCTGCTACCTTGTCTTTTGCACCTGCTCCAAGTGCCGTGCTTATTGGCTGGGCTAATATTCCAGACACCGGCTATGGGTCTTAGTGATGCCAGTTCCTAAAAGGTTCACCGCTAAGACTACTTCTTTAGCTTCCCCTATTGGTGGGTGGAACGCTAGGGATTCGTTAGCTGAAATGCAACCGTTAGATGCGGTGCAATTAGTCAATTTCTTTCCTACACCTACCGATGTAACCCTCAGAAAAGGGTATTCACAAGCATCTACAGGAATCACAGGGGAAGTGCAAACCCTAATGAATTACGCTGGATTTAATGGCGTAAACACGCTTTTTGCTGTAGCTAACGGGGTTATATATAACGCATCAACTTCTGTTGCAACTTCTGTTTTTACTGGTCTTACAAACAGTAAATTTCAGCATTGCATGATTAGCACCGATGGTGGCAACTTTATTATTGCAGTTAATGGGCAAGATGCCGCAATGATTTATGACGGTACACGCTGGTACAAGATGGCTACCACGACTACCGCACAGACTATTAGCACCATTACACGGGGCGGTACAGGTAATCTAACAGCTACCCTAACAACTGCCGCACCGCATGGACTTGTAACAGGTAATCGGGTTGTCATTAGCGGTGCTACAGAATCAAATTACAACGGCACTTATTCCGTTACTGTAACGGGTGCTAGTGCCTTTACCTACACAATGGCTACCGCACCAGCGGCTAATGCTACGGTAGTTGGAAGTTACACCGTTTTAGGTATTACAGGCATTGACAGTAGCAAATTTGTTAATGTCAATATGTGCCAAAACAGGTTGTTTTTTGTACAAAAAGACACAATGACCTTTTGGTATCTACCCGTGGAATCTATCGGTGGTGCGGCATTAGACTTCCCATTAGGATCAATAGCCCGATCAGGCGGTTTCCTGCAAGCAATGGGAACATGGACATTAGATGCTGGTTATGGCGTAGACGATCTATCCGCTTTTGTTACCAGCATGGGCGAAGTCATTGTTTACAAGGGTACAAACCCTAGTGATTCTAATGCTTGGAGTGAGGTAGGAGTTTGGCAACTAGGTCAAACCTTTAGCCGTAGATGCTTCTTTAAATGGGGCGGTGATTTGTTATTGCTAACCCAAGACGGTCTAGTACCAATGTCAGGAGCACTTCAATCCTCACGCCTAGACCCACGAATTTACCTAACCGACAAGATTTATTTTGCTGTAAGCCAAGCGGCAACTACTTTTTATGCTGAATTTGGTTGGCAAATTAACTACTTTGCTAGTGAAAATATGTTGATTTTGAACATTCCTACTGGTTTAGGGTTCGAGCAGTATGTTATGCACACCATTACTAAGTCATGGGCTAGATTTACTGGGGTAAACGCTATTTGTTGGGAAGTATCTGCCGATAACAAGATTTACTTTGGGGCTAACGGTTATGTAGGGCAGTTCTATACCCAACCATCAGATAACGGATCAAATATTGTTGCAACTGCACAGCAAGCCTATAGCTATTTTGACACCCGTGGACAGCTTAAACGCTTCACGCTAGTACGCCCTATCCTACAGACCGATAACGGCTTACCGACAGTTCTATGCGGTATAAGCACCGATTTTGACACCCAGCCGCTTACCAATCAGGTTGCCTTTAATCCAGCAACATTGGATGTAGGTGTTTGGGATACATCCTTGTGGGATGACGCTAATTGGGGTGGTACTTTGACTACTACTAAGTTTTGGCAAGGTGTTACAGGAACAGGGTTTGCTGGATCAATTAACATAAATGTTGCATCGCAAGGTATTGAATTGCATTGGGCATCAACCGATTATGTAATGGAAACTGGGGGCGTACTGTAATTGCTATGTTTTGATAAAGATTTATTAGGGCCATTTATAGCCAATAAGTTAAACATGGTATGGACACCCGAAAATTCCACGACAATCGGATGGGTAACAGAAGAAATAGAAGCAGTAGTTTGGTATGAGGACTTTAATAAAAAATCGGTAACTTGCCATATTTACTTAGAAAAAGGGTTAAATAGGCAATATTTACATACCATTTTTGATTATCCTTTTGTACAATTGGGGGTAGATAAGATTGTTGCCCCAGTTGCAAGTAGTAACGACAAGTCGGTAGAGTTTGTCAAGAAATTGGGGTTTGAGGAACAAGCACGATTACTTGATGTTTTTCCTACTGGAGATTTGTTGTTTTTTGTAATGTCAAAAGACAAATGTAGATTTTTAGGAGAAAGATATGGGAAAACAAGCTAGTGCTCCCCCACCACCCGATTATGCGGCGGCGGCTAAGGAAACTGCCGCAGGTAATCTTGATGTTGCAAGACAAACGACTGCCGCCAATCGTGTAAATCAATACACGCCTTATGGTTCGCTTGAATATCAAATGTCAGGTCAAGACCCTTATGGCAATCCCATGTGGAAAGCCACACAATCTCTTGCTCCCGATCAGCAAAAACTATTAGATATTCAAAATCAATTAAGTATTGGTACTGGTCAGTTAGGTCAAAAAGGTCTTGGTTATGTAGAAAACATGATTGACCAACCTTTTGATACTAGCAAATTAGTTTCTACAGGTTTTAATCCTAGTCAGTCTTATCAAGATGCTTATATGCAAAGACTTCAACCCCAAATTGCACAAGGGCGTGAAGCATTAGATGTAAAACTAGCTAATTCAGGTATTCCTGTAGGATCTGAAGCCTATAACAGAGCAATGATGGCTCAATCCCAGCGTGAAAACGATCTTCTTTTGGGTGCTACAACTCAAGGTTTTGGCGTTGGTCAACAAGCCCGTCAACAAGGTTTTAATGAATTGGCTTACCAACGCAATGAACCTATTAATACGCTTAATGCGGTGCGTTCAGGTTCTCAAGTACAAAATCCTACATTTGTAAACCCTGCACAACAGGCTAATGTGGCTGGGCCTGATATTTTAGGTGCGGCACAATCTACTTATAACGCCCAATTAGGTGCATCTAACGCTCAAAATGCCGCTAACAATGCAATGACAAGCGGATTAATGGGTCTAGCTGGTGCTGGAGTTATGAAATATTCTGATATTCGTACTAAAGAAAACATTGAACCTATTGGTATAGCCAACAACGGCTTGACAATATATAAGTATGAATATAAACCTGAGTTTAAAGACCACGAATTAGCTGGATCAGGCGTTCATTATGGTTACATGGCTCAAGAGGTAGAACAAGTCTATCCTTACGCAGTTAAAACCCTAA